CTTCTTGCCATAATAAAAACCTCCAAACTGAGTAATGTTATCTTACATCAGTTTGAAGGTTTACACAAACTTTGGGACACTCCTGCGATTGGCGCCATTGCTGCAATGGTTCCCATGGATGTTCCTATCGATGTTGCCATTATCATTTGTACACATATTGTTCTGGTCGTTACTACTAAAAGAATACATTTCTGTATCTTTTTCCTTTTGTTCATATGCTTTAGCTACAAATTTTTTTTTAGCTTCTTTTATTTCATCCTGTATTCCTGTTTTATATATAAAAGTAATCTTATATGGATCTTTATTACCATTTTCATCAAAACCACCTACAATGGCTTTTTCAACTATACTTTCAAAAACAACTCTATCAAATTCTTCCAGAATCGGATTGTTCATTATATTCTTTCTAAATTCACTAATTCTGTTAGAAATATTATCTTTTTCATCTAATTGTTTCTTAAGATATTTTAACTCATTCTTTTTATTTAATAAAGTAGTTTTTAATAATCTTTCATTTTCTTCATAAATATCTTGGGGTATTGTTCCATTCAAATATTCATTTAATAATTTATTTCTTCGCACCTTAATCTTTTGAATTGATTCATCTGTCTGTTTAATTGCCTCTTCTATTTTTTCTTTTTTTAAAATTGTTTTTATTTTTGCTAATAAATCTTCTAAGACATCTTGCTTATTATCACATAACCTATTATAAGATTCTACAAAAGCTTCTTCTAAAACACTTTCAGAAATTGCTTTTGCATTTGGACAATATTTCACTCCCTTCCTACATGGTTCTGAACAATACCATACTGCTTTAGAATATTTTGAATTACTGTGCCATTGCTTTCTTACTAAATTTTTTCCGCAATAACCACATTTTAGCATAGAACTAAATGCATATCTTCTATTGATTACAACTTGATCTGTTCCATTAGCAAGTTTCTTTGTACTTTTAGCCTTACGTAATTTCTGTGCTTTATCAAAAATTTCTTTTGAAACAATCGGTTCATGATGGTCTATTACATAATATTTATCTTCCTCTCCATTATTATGTAATCTTCGTTTTGAAATAGGATCAATCGTAAAAGTCTTCCCTTGCAACATGTCCCCTTTATATTTCTCATTTTTTATGATACCTAGAACGGTTGGTGCTGACCATTCAACATTGTTTATCGTAAAAATTCCTTTTTTATTTAGTTCATTAGCGATCACTCTTCCTCCTGCCCCTTCTAAATATCTATTGAAAATATACCTTACCGCTGTTGCTTCTTCTTCTACAATTTTTAGCTGCCTTGTTTCTTTATCAACCTCATATCCAAAACAACGATGGGATCCTACCATTTCACCTCTTTTCATTTTCATCTTAAGTCCTTTTTTCACATATGCAGAGGTATTTTCTACTTCTTGTTGTGCTACAGAACTTAAAATTGTTGTCAAAAATTCGCCGTCTTTTAACGTATTAATTTTTTCAACTTCAAAATAAACTGCCACGTTCATTTCTTTTAACATTCTGACATATTTCAATGTGTCTAATGTATTTCTTGCAAATCTTGGTATACTTTTCGTTATAATCATATCGATTTCGCCATTTGTACAATCTTCTATTAATCTTTTAAAATCATTTCTTTTTTTTACATTCGTTCCTGTGATTGCTTTATCCGCATAAATCCCAACAAATTCCCACTCATCATTTTTTTCAATTAAATCTGTATAGTACTTTATCATAGAATTATAACTTTTGATTTGATCTTCACTGTCTGTGCTAACTCTACAATATGCGGCAACTCTCAATTTACGAACTGTTTTACGAAAAGCTCCTAAAGCTACTTTATTTCCTTTTATAAATTTGATTTCCATTTTTTATCCTTTGACATATTATAATGCTACACATTTTAACGAACACAATTTTTCACGTCAAATAACTAAATCTGACACAATTTTATACTCTTCCATTAATTTCTTTTTTATCTTTTCATACTCCTTTTCATTAATTAATTCTTTTCTTAATAATTGTTTTAACATAGCTATTTGCATGCTATATTTTAATATTTCATCTTCTTCCATAAATCAATTCCTTCCTATTAAATAAAATATTAATCCTACAAGCATCCCTGGAACCAGGACCGCATTGGAATCTCACCATCTCTATGGACTGATCTGTATCAGAAGTATCATTATTTAAAGGCAACATCTTCGCCAAAGATTTTCCATTTTCTTTTTACAATCAGATATTTATCCGCTCCGATTTATCTTCTTCAACTTTGCGCCACCGTGGCACAAAGTACATCAAATGAATAATTCATCATCATGGCGTATCCATTGAAGGGCTTTGTTGTCTTACACGTCTTGTAGGATTATATTTAGTTATCAATGTACCATTAAGGGAATTTTTCCCTTCTACATATATCTCGATCTGATTTACCTATATGTTCGGTTTTTCAACGTATTTTTTAAAGAAATTAATTCTTCCATTTTTTGTTTTATTTTTCTCTTTATCTGTGTTATATTGGCTATATATCATAAACAGATGTTCGAAATGGAGGTACTGACTACGGCTAAGTTAAATAAAATCAAACAAGATACTATATTAAAAAATTTTTGGAAAAACAATGACCGATTTGCTGATCTTTTTAATACTTTCTTATTTAATGGCAAAGAAATATTAAAACCTGATGATCTAACAGAAGTAGATACTGATGTTTCTTCCATGTTAAAATTCAATGGTCATGTTGAAACTGTCCAAAAAATATTAGATGTAGTAAAAAAGACAGCTTATGGAATCGACTTTATGATTCTAGGTCTTGAAAATCAATCTCATATTCATTATGCAATGCCATTACGTCATATGATAGGGGATGCATTTTCTTATCAAAAGGAGTATAATGAGATTGTAGCTAAGAATAAAAAAGAAAGAAACTTTGCTTCTACGGATGAATTTTTATCAAAATTCAGAAAAACAGATCGTCTGCATGGAATGGTAACACTTTGCATATACTATGGCGAAAAGGAGTGGGATGGTCCACTTTCATTAGTTGATATGTTAGATATTCCTGATAAGTTAAAATTTATTTTTTCTGATTATAAGTTTAATCTTATCCAAATGCGGTCTTGTAACAATTTACATTTTCATAACTACGATATAAATACTGTATTTGATCTTAGCAGTTCTATTTATAATCGTGATTATGAGAAAATCAACAAATTATACAAAAATCAACCAATTTCTCCAGAACTTGCACTGGTAGTTGGAGCAATTACAGAATCCCAGGAACTTATTGATCACGCTTTAGAGAATGAGAAGAAAGGGGCGATTAATATGTGTACCGCTTTAGAAGAACTAAAAAAAGAGGGCGTGCAGGAAGGTCTGCAAAAAGGTTTACAAGAAGGTTTACAAAAAGGCGAAGTTAAAGGAATTATTCAAACTTGTAAATTATTTAATCCTGATCAAGATGCTGCCCTTAAGCTTATCATGGATAAATTTTCTTTGTCACAGGAAACAGCTCTTGCTTATATTAAAAAATACTGGTAAATCAAAATCACCGGCTTAGCTGGTGTTTTGTACTAGCCCTATAAGGGCTTATTACCGACGTTAAGTCTAAAAACCCATCGAATTTGGTTCGCCAACTGTACCGTCTTTTACTTATTAAGCCCTACGGGGCTTATTTTATTGTTAGGCTTTAAGCCTGTTCATCAAAGTTCCGTAGACCTTTCCGGGATTTCCGGCTCCGCCAATACCTGATCCGTGTGTTCTACTGCATTGCCCACCTGCATGGCGTTGACGAAGGCATACAGCACCTTCATCAAAATGGAAGCCACCACAGACACAAAGATCAAATAGAAAATGAAGGAAGCCACAAAAGACTGATAATCTGTGGTGGAGCTGCCGATCCAAATGCCCATCGGGATAATAAACAGATAAATTCCATTTAGCGCGGCGGTAAAGGCCGCTGTCATCAGTTCCTGGCTCAGAGAGTACGGAATGACGGTTTTGGTATAATTCTTAATAGAATAGTGCAGACGCTTAAAAGAGAAGGATTTCTGGCGGAAAGCCTTAACCACAGCAATCCCTCAGATGTACTCTACGGAAGCATTACTCATATCCTCCAGCGATGTCTGGTAGTCCTCCATCAGTTTCTTTGTCTTGTTGCCGCCGGAAGTCACCCCATACATCAGGAACGAAACGATAATTCCTACAAAGGTTGCCAGGCCAAATCGCCAATCAACGATGAACACCAGCACCAACATGACCACCGGCGCTACAAAAGCAGAAATCATGTTGGGAAGGTCGTGGGCGATGAATCCTTCCAGGCTTTCAATGTTATCATCCATGACCTTCCGCAGCTTACCGCTGCCCATCTTCAAATGGTAGTCCAGTGGGAGCTTTGTAATGTGGGAAACATAGTTGATTTTGCATTGATACAGAGTCCCATAGGCCGCAATGTGCGACAGCTCCACGGATGCAGTGCAAAGCAGTACATTCAGGAGAACCCCACCGAGAGCCAGGCCGCCATATCCCAGCACTTTGGGCACATCCAGAGTGCTGAAATCCGGGTAAGCCCCCACAATTTCCTGAATGATAAAATAAATAGCCAGCTCCATGAGGCGTGGCAGGCCTTTTTTTGACTTGCCGTCTTGGCTTTCTTTTTTCGCCATTGATATCACCTTCTCTTTCATAATAAATGGTGGTTAGCAATCACTAACCACCATTTATTATATTTCTTATTTACTTCTTCTCCAACTCCTTCTTCTCCAACTCTTTAACAGTAAAAATACTCCGTTCGACAATGGATTTCTATCTGTCTAACATTGCAGTATATTTATTATAGTTTTAGATGTATCATCTTTACCATTTTGAATTGATCAGACACCGCCATACTGACCTTTGTGGAGAGCTTTAAGCCGTTTTTAGGAATGTAACGATAATAAGGTTCCTCCGCAATCACCTTTACATTACCCCTAATCTTTGCTGCCAGTTCTTTTGCTGCATCCACATAAAAGAACATCTGCGCATCGGCATGGCCTACCTGCTTCATGTACTTCTTTTGCATCATAGCCATGCCTTTTTTGTTCACGGTATCAAAAACAACTTCCATATTTCCAGACTGTCCTATCATACGCAAAAGGGAAATGACCTTATTTTCCTCAAAATAATGCAATAATCCACCTGCAGTAACGAGAACAGGGGCATCTGGTACATCATTGCGAACTTTTATGATCCAATCCTTCACAAAGGCATCCCCTGAAATATAGAATTCCCGCTCCGGTTCGGGAAGAAGCCCTCGCCGGTATTGGATCACATGAGGCAGATCCACGGCATACCAGTGTGTTTTTCCGTTATCACATCGGTGATAGGTTGTTTCCAGGCCACAGCCCAGCTGGACAATCACACCGTCCGGTCTGCGTTCCAGAAAAGACCGAACAAAACGATCCATATTGGCAGACCGGGATGCAGAGGCCAAAAGAGTATACTGGTTCTGCTTTTTCTGCTCAATCAAGTCCGAGGGCAGCTTATTTTTCAATTCCAATGCTTTTTTATCATATAAAACTTGCGGACAATACTCACTGGCATAGATTCTGCCCAGCATAGGGACAAACAGAGTATCTTCCACAACGCCTAATATTTGCATAACCAGTCCTCCTTATGGTGAGATTATTTCCGGCCTACCAGGAGTCTGGAAGATTCCAGCATCATCATAGCTGCTCAGCGGTGTGAGCCGAACGCCTCTTGTGCAGTATCAATGAGACGAACATCCTGATACCCCATATCCCGCAGTTTCTGCATATCTGCGCCCATAACATTGTGATAGACATAGTTGCTGATGACTACATCAAAGCTCTCATCAGGAAAATCCAGCTGCTTTGCATCACCGTGCTGAAATACACAGCGGGAAGCCACGCCCTCACTTACAGCATTTTTCTCGCAGAGTGCCTTGCTGTAAGTGTACACAGCGCCCCAATAATCAATACCGATTACTTTTGCTTTCGACCATGTCAGAGCCGCACGGATTATCAGTGCTCCGGAGCCGCAGCCTACTTCCAAAATCTTTTCCTGCCCATCATAGTCCAGATGGGAGAGAACAACCCTATGAACCTGTTCCATGATTCCGCCAATGATGTAAAAGACAGGATTGGACATCCAGCTTCCATAGTCTTCCCCGTGGGTGCCAAGGCGGATATTCTCCTGCTTCCATTGGTTCCTTTTCATTGCACTACCTCCTTTTCCTTCTTCACGCAAGTTTCCAGTTCTGGCTTTCTGTCTGCAGTTTTACCATATGAGTATACACACCATTCTTTTCTTCCAGATCCTTTGGTGATCCTTCTTCTGCCACGGTGCCATCAGAAAGGACAACAATCTTATCTGCTCCGGCTACGGTACGCATCCTGTGGGCGATAACCAGAACGGTTTTATCTGCGATCAGACGGGAAAGGGCTGTCTGTATCAGGGTTTCATTCTCCACATCCAGGGAAGCAGTCGCTTCATCCAGAAGAATGATCGGCGCATTTTTCAGAAATGCACGGGCAATGGAAATCCGCTGGCGCTCTCCGCCAGAAAGTTCACAGCCGTTCTCTCCGATATTGGTATGCCATCCATCCGGCAGTTTTTCCGCAAATTCATCCACATTGGCAAGTTTCGCAGCAGCAATGACCTGTTCATCTGTGGCGTCTTTGTTTCCGATTCGGATATTCTCCAGAATCGTATTGTCAAACAGTGTAACATCCTGGAATACAATAGAATACAGAGAAAGCAGTGTTTCCGGATCAATCTGGGATACATCCATGCCGCCCACAGTAATCTTTCCTCTGTTAATATCCCAGAACCTTGCAGCCAGCCGGGATACGGTTGTTTTTCCGCCGCCGGATGGTCCGACCAAAGCCGTAACCTCTCCTTGCTTTGCCGTAAAGGAGACATCTTTCAATACGGTTTCTCCAGTATTGTAGGCAAACCCAACATGGTCAAAGACAATATCATACCCATGATTGGAAAGCCTGTCGCTGCCCTGCTGGATGGGATGATTGAGAATCTCATTCATACGGGCAATGTTGGTTCGTGTACTGATGACTGCCGCAAGATTCTGGAGTGCACCCTGCAGAGGGTCATATAAACGGGATACTACCAGAAGGAACATAAAGAATGTAAGCACGGAGAGGCTTCCTTGCATGAGCAGAACAGCTCCTGCCAGCACAACCGTTGCAATACCAAGCTTCAGCACCAGTGACGCGGAAACCACAAAAGCAGCAAGACCAAATTCATTGAGGATGGAACGATGCTCCACGGCACGGATCTTCTTTTCCAGACCTTTTAAATATGCCTGCTCCGCATTGTTCGCTTTCAGGTCACGCACCGTTTCAATACACTCCTGTATCCCGTCTGCGCAGGCCATCTTTACATCCATGGCTTTCTGATTCAGATTTTCCTGAATCTTTGCGGAAAATCCCACAATCGCAAAGGCAACCGGCAGAACCCATAAGGCAGCCAGTGCCATTCTCCAGTCCGTAAAGAGCAGACCGATGGAAATCAGAACTGTAGAGATGATCGAACCCGCAAGCTCAGGGATAAAATGCGAAAAACTCTGCTCCAGGAAGGTGCAATCCGCCATAATGGTACTGGTAAGATCGGCTAAATCCTTTTTCCCGAAAAAGGAAAGGGGGATTTTGCGTAGATGCTCTGCCAGAGTAATGCGGCGGATGCCGCTTTCTTTGTAAGTGGCAAAATAGGTGGCATTGTATTGAAAGAAAGTGGTCAGCAGTATCAGGCCGATACACACCACGCAGCCTGCCACATAAAATGGAATTTTCCCACCGGGAACACCCCCGTTCATCAGATCGCTGACCAGGTAATATAAAAGTCCCACCGGAAACATAAAAGACAGATTCTGAAGGACACAGGCCAGGCAGCCTTTGATCAGGTCTTTTGCTCCCTGTTCAGACAGGGCATATTTTTTCTGCAGTTTTTTGATCATATCACTGCACCTCCTTTGTTACCTTCCATTGCACGGAAGTCTGATAATTTTTCCACATACGGCTGAAAATGCCGTCTTTTGCAAGCAATTCACGACTGTTCCCGCACTCGGCAACCTGTCCGTCCTGAATGACAAAAATCTGATCCACATTTGTTACGGTAGAAAGCCTGTGGGCAATCATAATCACGGTCTTTCCCTCGGAAAGTCTTGAGAAAGCAGCCTGTACGCGGCTTTCGTTATCCGGGTCAGCAAAGGCAGTGGCTTCATCCAGAATGATGATCGGTGCATTTTTCAGCATTACACGGGCAATGGCAATTCGCTGCTGCTCGCCGCCGGAAAGATAGACACCCTTTGTACCGACAACCGTATCCACACCCTGTGGGAGTTTTTCCAGAATATCATCGCACTGTGCGTGATGAAGGGCAGCCAAAATTTCCTCACGGGTAGCTTCCGGTTTCCCCATACGCACATTTTCCAGAATGGACGCCTTGATCAGACGGCTGTTCTGAAATACGAAAGACACCGTATTCATGAGTTCCTCCTTTGGGATGTCTTTCACATTGACACCACCTATTGTTACCATTCCGCTCTGGGGATCAAAGAATCGGGAAATCAGGTTGGCAAGGGTTGTTTTACCACCGCCGGACGGGCCGACAAAAGCTACGGTTCGTCCTTCAGGAATGGTCAGTGAAATATCTTTTAATACTTCTTTTTCTCCGTCATAGCTGAAATGAACCGATTTCAGTTCCACGGAAGCGTTTTGCGGATGCATTGGGTGTTTGGTTTCCTCCAGAGGCTTCAAATGCAAAACGCTGTCAATTCTCTGTAAAGCGTCATCTACGATCATGGCATTTTCACTTTGGAACATGATGCGTGTCAGTGTAACAGAAATAACCGGTGTAATGATAATATAGAAAATGAGATCCAGTAAGAAACCGGAAGTCACACCATCTTGTGTAAGTAACAGTCCTCCGGCGATCAGTGTGGCAAAAACTCCGTTGATCGCAGCTGTATAGAACATCATCGGCGTCCGAAGCTGCTTGGTATAAGCGATCACCCATACTTTATACCGATCAATGGAGTCTTTAAACTTCTTAAAGGAAAAGATCGTCTGGCCAAAGGTTTTTACCACCGGAATCCCGCGGACATACTCTACCGCTTCATTGGACATATCATCCAGCGCATTCTGGTATTCTTTCATCTTTTCCTGCATCTGCTTTCCGGTCATTGCCATCATGATCAGAAACCCCAGCACAACCGGAACAAGGCTCAACAGTCCCAGTCTCCAGTCAAACACGAACAACAGCACCAAAAGACCGCAGGGAGTTGCAATGGCATTGGCTCTGTCGGGAAGCTGATGAGCGAGATAGGTTTCGGTGGCTGCGCTGGATTCGTTGACGATTTTGCGCAGTTTTCCGCTGCCAAAACTCTCGGCAAATCCAAGAGGAAGCTTAACAATATGCTCCATGGTCTGGATACGCAGGTTTGTGGCAATACGAAATGCCCCTAAATGGGAACACATAAGCCCGGCTATGTAGACAAGCACCGCCAGGACAGCAAACAATACTGCCATCCAGCCATTGCCAGTCAGGTTCTGTGCCTGGCCAAAATCTGGTGCCACCTCCAGTACTTCCTTGATCATTTTCCAGATGTAATAGAATGGCACCAGAGCAATCAGGGCACTGATGGCAGAAAGCACCCAGGAAGCATAGGTCAGGTACTTATGGCTGCCTGCAATTTCCAGCAGGCGTGATAAATTGGATTGCTTTTTCAAAAAAATTCCTCCTTTTCTTTGTGTTTATGATAAAGAGAACACGTCTATGTTCTTACAATATCCGAATTTAGGTTAGTTATAGTTAACTGCTGAACAAAAATTATAAGGCATTACTGCCCCATAATTTTTATCCATCCCGCTGTATAAAAGGCGCGCATTTCTCTGACGTAGTTTTCGGCATCTTTGAGCGGCATTTCGTGGATGATCAATTCAAAAAAAGTATGAAACATTCCGGTGATCAGAATATGCTCCAGCGAAGGATCGATATGGGGAGAGGGCCTTCCAAGCTTCCTTAAAACCTCCTGATAGGCATGAGTCCCTTCCACTTCAATCTCCACCATTTCATCAATTAGCCCGGCAAATTTTGTCCCTTCCGAACAGCAGAGGATCAGTTTACATTCCTCTAAATGTTCGTACGCATAATAGAGAATATCGTACATGCAGATTCCCGAAATATCACTCATGACTTCCGGCTGCTGGGCAGCTGGTAGTTCGGCGAACTCCTGCTGTGCCTTTATAAAACGGTTACGAATATATTCATAATGTTCACCAACAATGGCTTCAAAAAGTTCTTCTTTGCTTTTGTAATATCCGTAAAAGGCTCCGGTAGTCATTCCCACGGATTTCACAATATTCCGCAGGGAAGCGTCTTTATATCCTTTTTCTAAAAATTCTGCTTTCGCTGCCCGGTGGATATTTTCTAAAGTCGTTCCATTTCCGTTAATTTTGCACACCTCCTATATAACAGTGATATATAACGCTGTTATAATTATAATCTCTAAAAATTATTTTGTCAAGAGCAGCAAGAAATAGTTGCATAAATTTAATTTCTTCAAATGGTTATATATGAATGTAGAATGATGTATAGTATTTGCGAGAGGCACCTTCTTTCGTAAATGTTGCAATGTTTGTTTGGTTACTTTCATTATACAACACAAACGATTTAAGTTGTCTTTCTTTTTATGCAAAATCACGAACTTGCTCATTTATAGCTTATTATATAAGCCTTCCGATTTCTTTGACAATGGAACAAGCGCCAGCCGAATATCGTCAGCAGTCACTTCTTCCATATACATCTCTCCCAGAGGTTTTATGATATAGTTTGTCATATCCCTCGTATAACCTCTGAGTGTAGACGCAGACACCTTTGCCGACTGCATCAGCAGCCACTTCTCTCCATACTCGGCTACTGTCGGGTGCTGCCGGTGAAAGATAATTTCTCCCACCTGCTTCCGGGCCTCTAACTGCTTCTCATACAATTCTTCACAAGTAGCGGCATACAAACTCAACTCTTTGCCATCTGCATCCGTAATCCTGGTTCTGTAATACTGGATTCCTTTCAATGTAATGGTCCCGTACTTCGGGATCTGTGTTTTCTTTTTTGCCATCTTTGATCGTCCTTTCTTGATAATGTGTAGTCTCCGTATCTACACTCTCTTTTTATCAGAAAGCCTCGATTTAATCAAAGATACGGCTGAGGTAAAACAAAGAGCGAGACATCCTTGCCTCGCTCCTGCTTCATTTCCTATTTGTTATTACTGTGCTGCATCCCAGCTTGCAAACGCACAGTTCATTGATCTGACCAGCTCATCTGGTCTGTTGTACTTAACCTTTGCATAAATGTCCATGGTAATCTTGCTGCTTTCATGGCCTGCCAGGTATTGAACCGTTTTGGGATCTACCGATGCATGAATGAGATTGGTAATGTAAGTATGCCGCAGCTGATGGGGTGTTACTTCAAAGTCCAGACTGTAAACCACTTTTCCGTTATGAGCAGCCTTTTCTCCCAAGACAGGTGTGACAGTATGCTTTACTCTTTTTCCATCTTCATACCGATAATAGCTCCGCTCCTTGACCGTCCTCGTAACAATATACTGCCAAAGTCGCTTAAACTGCGTGTAGGACAGCGGTTCGCCATCCCGGTTTGAAACCACATACTCCGAAGTCGAAGTTTCCTTTGCTGCTTTCAAACACTCAGCCAAGCAAACAGGAAGGGGGATATTTCTCTCCGCAGCCTTGGTTTTCAATTCATCCGAAATCACCGGTCTGTTATGTTCGGTGTGCCATGCCCGTCTTACCGTCAGATATGGAGTATCTGTATCCAGATATACTGAATCCCATTGTAGAGCAAGAATTTCTTCCCGGCGTAGCCCTGCATATAAACCAATCATGACAAAGATATAAGGCGGCAAATCTCGGATAGCATCCAAAAGGCGCTCCACCTGTTCATCTGTCAAAGCCTGACGATCCTCTTGTGGAACACCGCCACCTTTTGTTGTCAGATAAATCGTTGGGTTGTGGTCAATAATCCTGCTTTCCATCGCTGCGCGAAAGATAGATTTGTAAAGGATTACCACAGATTTATAAACCGATGCAGATTTTTTGGAAACCGGAACAAGGGCAAGCTGAATATCATCCAGGCTAACCTCACCCATCCGTTTATCTCCCAATTCCGCTATAATATGCCGCCTAACCTTTGAGGTGTAATCCGTCAAAGTAGTAGCTCGTACATGAACCGACTGCATCAGCAGCCACTTTTCACAATACTCTGCAACTGTGGGCGTTTTCCGATGAAAAGTGGCATTCTCAATCTGTTCCAACGCAAGCGTTTCTTTGTTGTATAGTTCTTCAGGTGTTTTTGCGTAGATAGCTACGAGCTTACCATTCGCGTCTTTGATTCTGGTCCTATAATATAGGACACCTCTTTTCATAACTGTGCCATATTGAGGAATTATTGTTTGCCGTTTGGCCAATTCCGTCACCTCCTAAGAATAGACTCCAGCGCTGTATCTATGTTTTATCAGACCATTATGATTTCGACAAGGATACGGACCGGCTCACACTCCAGCTCTGCGAGGTTTACGATAAGTTGCGTTCTTTTCTGCTGGCTTTGCTCTGTGGATGCATTTTGCGATATACTCCTGAAGGCCAGCTGAAGTAAAGTACACACAGCCATTCTGCACATATTGCACATAAGAAATAAGACCATTGTTACGGGCCGCGTCCAGCGTTGCAATGCTGATACCTAAAATTTCTGCTGCTTCTTTTCGTGTAATAAGTTTTTCCATAAAGCATATTTCCTCCAATCTGTCAAGTTTGTCATCGTATTTGTTCAAAGCCACATGAATACGCTGGCAGCCGAAACTGCCAGCGCATGGTATCTGATTTTGAACAGGAAGCTGCAAACGCTTCCTATTTATATAACTCAGCTTTCATCACATTTGCCACGCCCCCTGACGATGGGAACACAACAGGTCTCCGCTGGCGCGGATGTCATAACTCCGCAGCATCGTTCGTATCGTGTGCCGCAGGGTTCCCCCCAAGTCTTTGGCGGGCCGTGAGGAAGTATCTTTAAGCCCCCATGCAGTCATCGCGCCGAATCTGCCACAATCCGTTTTATGAAATCGTAGATCGCTCCGAAGAAGTCTTTTCATCACCTCCCTGACTGCTCCATCTTCGCGGCGTTTCATATTCGCTCGTACATGGGTTATGTACCTGTTGTGCTGTCTATTCGATTGTCAACGAATCATGAAAGCTTATCTCAGCCTATAATGAAAATAGGATACTGACTCCACTACTTTTTTCACTTCTCTTTTTGCCTTACAATAGTCTTAGGCAGGATTAAGTTTGATTGCACCTTGGAGGATTTGCACCCCGTTTGTCAACGTAAATGATTTGCCCTTGAGCACAGCATATTGTCGCACCTTTTATGAATAGCACGAGTAGCAAAGTCCGTATTATCTCGGGCAAATCTCCTGCCAATTCTATAGTAAAGGAGTTGTTCTGTATGAAAGACCTTCTGGAAATTTCCTGTGGACTGGATGTCCACAAAGAAAAAATTGTTGCATGTATCCTGACTGGTCCTCTGGGCAAGCCAACCCGTTCTGAAATCCGTGAGTTTTCTACATTGATTCCGGATATGATAGCATTACGGAATTGGATCGTTTCTAAAAACTGCCATCATGTAGCTATGGAAAGCACCGGTATCTATTGGATGCCGATTTATGAAATACTGGAGGATGCTTTCTCTGGTGACATTACCCTGCTTGTTGTAAATGCACGCCATATGAAAAATGTTCCTGGCAAAAAGACCGATATGCGGGATTCCGAATGGATTTCCACCTTGCTTCGCGCCGGACTTTTGAACGGAAGTTTTATTCCCGAAAAAAAAATTCGGGAATTCCGCGATCTAAATCGTTACCGTAAGAGTGTCATCCGCGATATTACGTCACAGAAGAACAGGATTGAGAAATTTTTACAAAGTTCCGGCTTCCGTCTATCATCCTTTATTTCTGATATTTTTGGCGCTTCGGGTAGAAACATCATTCTGCATTTAATTGAACATGGGCAGATTGATAAAACTGCTTTAGATTCTTGTCTCAAAACCAAGACCAGAAACCGTATTGATGAAATTCTCATGTCCGTGAACGGAACACTGTCAGAACACCAAAAGGCATTTTTAAGGATTCTCATGACTCATTATGATTCTTTAAAGAAACATCTTGCTGAAATTGAAACGAGTCTCGAGGAAGATATGGCTCCATTTGCCCTGCAGGTTGAGCAGTTGAATAGCATCTATGGAATAAGCACAACTGCTTCCTGTGCAATTATTGCTGAAATCGGTATTGATATGAAGCCGTTTAAAACTGCGGAACACATCTGCTCATGGGCCGGTTTGTGCCCAGGTAATAACGAAAGTGCTGGAAAACGAAAAAGCACCTCTGTCACAAAAGGCAATCCTTACATAAAAAGTATGCTCTGCGAAATTGCCTGGGTGATTGCAGGGAAACGCAACACTTATCTTTCGGCATGGTACTGGAGAATCAAACAGAAAAAAGGAGCCAAAAAAGCGATTGTCGCACTTGCCCGAAAACTTCTTGTCATCATCTACACAATGTTAAAACAAGGAACTCTATTTGACGAATCCTGTTTTGAAACAAGACGTAAGCACTGTGAACAAAAACAGCTTTCTCGTTATATACGGGAATTGGAAAAACATGGTTATCATGTGGAAGCTCAAAGCTAGCCTTTCTTAAATACGATCAATCTCTCACTACAGGCAGCCAATACTGTGACTGCTTTATAGTGATGCTTTCATAATTGTTGAAAACATTTGTTGTCAAGGTTCAGTTTTTGGCTACGAGTTTTATTTTCGTAGCAAGGTTCAGTTTTTGGCTACGAGTTTTATTTTCGTAGCAAGGTGCTCTGGCTACTGAAAAGTAGTCGGGGATTTTTTCTATCATATCTAAAAATTAAGCGCTTATCATATATTCAGATTGACAGTGAAGTAGTTGCTAAAGAATATCCAGATAAGGTGATGCATTTGAGAAAATTGCAGGTATAGGACAACTGATACAAAGAATATGTTGGAAAAGAGGTGAGCATTATGGTGAATCAGTCAGTAATAGATTCCAGTGTTGATCTGGAGCAGTTAAAGGACATTGAGGATTTAATTCCTGATATGGATAAAGCTATTTCTGAGAAAGTGGAAACTTTTCTGGATAAATCTGGCGATCAGCCGTATGCTCACATGAATGAAGGATATGTGGTGGTCGTAGAGATGACAGGAGAAATGGATGCCACAGATGCCATTAGTGATTATCTAAGAAAAAGAACGGAGTTGATGTATTAGATGCAAGTCTTGAAAAAAATATCTTGCGAAGCTACAGATGTTATGTTAATGTGAAGTCAGGGAAAATGAATGTGATACATGGTTTCTGACTTCAAATTCATAACTGTTCAGTACCTTCACAGTTATGAGTCAAAATCCATTAGAAATCGCTTGCAGCGATGGGATTTTGACTTATATGTCTCGGGATTTTGTCATTAACATGACAAAACGCCTCGCGGAATAGTGGAGTGCTGGATTGTGTTGATAATCAATGTGAATAAGTAAGTTGGGAGCGATGTAAAATGGAACAGATGCAAATGAATAAGCCAGATATATACGATGCTGCATTGTATCTTCGATTATCGAAAGATGATATGGAAGAGGGCGGTGCGAAGTCAGAGAGCAACAGCATTGCAAATCAGAGAGAGTTACTTCGGAGCTTTGTAAAAAGCCAGCCGGATATTCAGATCTTTGATATATATGTGGATGACGGATACTCAGGAGGAAATTTTGACCGACCTGAGTTTAAACGAATGACAACTGATATAGAAGCTGGAAAAGTAAACTGCGTGATTGTAAAAGACTTATCCAGATTCGGAAGAGAGTATATAGAAGCCGGGCGATGGATCGAAAAGACCTACCCGGCTTTAAATGTGCGTTTTATTTCAGTTACAGACCAGTTTGACAGTAAAACAGCAGATTTTTCAGAAAAGTCATTTGTTGTTCCAATCAAAAATTTTGTAAATGAAAGCTATTGCCGGGACATTTCCGATAAAGTGCGAAGCCACCAGAAAATCAAACGTGAAAAAGGTGAATTTATTGGAGCATTTGCCCCGTATGGTTACTGCAAAGATTCGGAGAATAAGAACTGTCTGGTGATTGATTCTTACGCAGCGGATATTGTAAGAAAAATATTTTCATGGAAAATTGATGGATTCAGTCTTGGAGCAATCGCTGAAAAGCTGAATGTACGACATGTGCAGTCACCAAAAGAATATAAAAAGGCAAATGGTGAGAATTATAATTCTGGATTTCACAGCTCAGACACACCGAAATGGTCGGCAGTGCAGGTTAAAAGGATTCTGACCAACGAGGTTTACATTGGAAACATGGTACAGGGCAAGCAGGAACGAATCAGCTATAAAGTAAAGCAACGCCTGGATAAGCCAGAATCAGAGTGGGTGAAAGTAGAAAATACGCATCCGGCAATTATCAGGCAGAATGATTTTGATGTGGTTCAGAAACTGCTTCAATATGATGGCAGGGCATCGAAAACATCAGACAGTGCAAACTTTTTTTCGGGATTTGTGTTTTGCGGAGATTGCAAGACACCGATGATACGCAGGGTAAATCAGTATAAGGGGAAGAAAAAAGCCTTTTATATCTGCCAGACAAAAAATAAAGGTGGAGATTGCACCAGACACAGTATTCCGGAAGAGGTGCTGAAAAGGATTGTATTGAAAGAGATTCAGGCATATACGGCACTTTTCGTAGACTATCAGATGATTATGGAAGAACTTTGTGAAATGAAAGTCAGTTACGATCAGGTAATCGGTTATGATACGCAGATTAGTAAGTTGCAGGAAGAATATAACCGTTATTACAGCCTGAAAGCGTCTTTAAGTGATGACTTGAAAGAGGGACTGATCAGTAAAGAGGAGTTCGATGATTTTCGAGAAAGTTACGGAAGAAAATGTGAAGAACTGGAGCAGATGATTGAAAATCAGAAAAAGCTGGTGAAGCAAATGTTTGAGGGTGGAGTGTCTGCAACTGTTCAGTTGGAGGACTGGAGGAAATCACTGGAAATCAAAGAACTGGATCGCACATTGCTGGCACTGACCGTAGATAAAATCTATATTTATGAAAACAAACAGATCAAAATTCATATCCGTTATCAGGATACGATTGAGAAAATGAAAGTCATAAGACGGTTTTATGCAGAACATCGGACAGAGTGTAGGAAAGAGGTGGGATAAATGGCAAGGACAGCAAAAAGATATAAGAAAAACAAAGAGAAGAAAGTTCTTGAGATTCCGGTATGTATGGTTGCGATTTACGCCAGATTATCCGTAGACAGTGATGAAAAAAAGTCAGAATCTATTGAAACACAGGTTACGCTGATAAAAGAATTCATTCAGAAGCACAATGAAAATCCGAGCAGAGAGTATGAAATTGCTGTATATGACATTTATTCTGATTTGGGAAAAACCGGAACAAATTTTGACAGACCGGGATTTGAACGGATGATGAATGATGTCAGGGTAGGTAAAATAAACTGTATTCTGGTAAAGGATTTCTCACGATTTGGAAGAAATTACATTGAAACTGGCAACTATCTGGAAAAGATTTTTCCTTTTATGAAAGTGCGGTTTATTTCTGTATGTGACAACTATGATTCATTTGCACCGGGTGCTAAGAATCAGGAATTATCTATGAATATCAAGAATCTGGTGAATGATGCTTATGCGAAAGATATTTCTGCAAAAGAACGGGCAGCGAAACGTATTGCACAGAAAAATGGTGAGTATGTGGGATCTACAGCTCCATATGGATATTGTGTGGAAAAGATAAATGGAATTTATAAGTTGATTGTGGAACCGGAAGCTGCAAAGATTGTTCGCAGGATTTTTGAAGAATATGCTTCTGGAGATGGTATACAGAGTATTATTGACAGGCTGTTTGAAGATGGGGTACATCGGATTTCGGACTATAACCAATATCATCATGTGTACTGTCAGGACGGAGAAAATCTTCATCAGTGGGGAAATTCTTCGATACGTGCGGTTTTAAATCGAAATAATTATTATGGTGATTTGGTTCAGAGAAAATACGAATCCAGATTTCAAAGAGGTGAAAAATGGTGTGACATATTGGACGAAAGTCAGTGGATTATTACGCCAAATGCTCATGAGCCGATTATCAGCAGAGAACTGTTTGACAAAGCACAGATCAGGTTAAAAGCAGCACAACAGAAAGCAACAAAAACTACAGAAGGATGGGAGGATGATGAAAGAGCATTTTACAATGTATTCTATTGTGGTGATTGTAAGCGGAAAATGTGTACACGTAGATGCAAAGGCAATGTGTATTATTTTTGCAATGCTGCCTGGTATCGGGATGAAAGAAAATGTAGGCAGAAATCTATTTCTGAAGATAAATTGCAGAAAATTGTCCGTTCGGAGCTGACCAGAGAGTTTCAGTTATCTGGCTTACGGAAAAAGGATATGTCTGCTATAAGCAGTGCAGTATTTCTTACCAAAATCAAAGAAATTCAAGCAGAGATTAGAAAACTGGGTGCAGATATGGAAAGACGTTCAGAAAAACTGGCACAGGCATTTATGCAATATAAAGAGGGCGAACTTTCCAAAGAAGCCTATATAGAAATGAAAGATGACCGTAATAACTGGAAAGTGTTCTGTGAAGAGAGGAAGAAGTCTCTGGAGCAGACTATACGCAAACTGGAAAAACAGCAGAAAGAAGAAGCCAGATTTTTACGAAGTCTGTTGGAACTGGATGGGACAACCAGAATCAATGCGGAACTTGCGGAGAGCCTGATTGAAAGTATGTATCTATATGGTGATAACAGACTGGAAATCAACTTCGGGTTTAAGGGGGCGGTAGAATATGAGTGATCAGAAACTGATTATTGGATATTACCGCCTTTCCATGGAAGATGACTCAGAGGGAGAAAGTAACAGCATTATTAATCAGAGAAAACTGGTAAAAGATTATATTTCCAATATTCCTGAACTGGTGGCTATGCCCTTTCAGGAGTTCTACGACGATGGATATTCTGGTTCCAGTATGGAACGTCCGGCAATTAAGCAGGTTCTGGAACTTGCCAGAGAGAATAAAGTGCAGTGTATTGTAGTAAAAGATTTTTCACGTTTTGCCAGAAACTATATTGAGATGGGAACTTATCTGGAACAGATTTTTCCATTCCTGGGAGTACGATTTATTTCTATTTCTGACCGATATGATTCTAAAGATTATAAAGGAAAGAGTTCGGATATTGAAGTACAGTTTAAAGGACTGATAGCAGACTTTTATGTGAAAGATCAGTCCGTAAAGGTAAAATCGGCAGTCAGTACCAGACGAGAGCAAGGCGAATATTGCTGTGGCTCTGCACCTTATGGGTATCGAATCAATCCTGAAAATAAGAAAGAACTGGTGATTGTAGAGGACGAAGCAGAAGTAATCCGTAGAGTATTTGAATTAACCAATCAGCGGTATTCCAAGATGGAGATTTGTCGGTTATTTAATGAAGAGGGGATACTGACTCCCTTGCAGTCCATGAGCAGACGACAGAAATCAGACAGCAAGAAAGCTGCATCAAGAGGACTGCAGTGGACGAGTGATATGATACGGAAGATTGTGGATGATAAAACTTATATAGGCTGTATGGTCTATGGAAAGACAAAGATTCCAGATCCCGGGACAGGGAAAGAAGTACCGGTGCCGAGAAATCAGTGGAAAGTGATGGAAAATCACCACGAGCCGATCGTATCAAAAGAAGTTTTTGAAAAAGCACAGTCCCTTCAGATCAGATACACCAAGAAAAGCAAATTTGACAGGGAAACAACACTATTAGGTGGCTATGTAAAATGCGGGAATTGTCGCAGAAGCCTGACTTCAAGCAGTCCGATTCATGGTCATATTCTTTATAGCTGTGCTTACAGTAAAGGAAAAGAAGATACAGGATGTTTTGCCGGGAAAGCGGATAACAAAATGTTGGAGCATATCGTGCTGGCAGAAATAAAGGCTTACTTACGTCAGAATATCAGCCAAGAACAGATGCAGCAATCCATGAGAAAACAGCATGAGGACAGTATAGAAGCCTATAAGACGGAAAGTGCAGATTGTGAAAAGTGTCAAGAACAAATAAAAATCCAGAACCGCCAGAACTATGAGAAGTATCACGAGGGACAGATGAACCAGAACCAGTTTATGGAAGCCAAGAAGCAGTTGGAAGAAGAAAGAGAACGACTGCAGAAACGTGTACAGGAACTGGATGAGTTGATAAACGACGAGAAAGAAATCCTGATGAAAAAGAATGTTCCGGTGGAGCAAATGTTGAAGTATTTAGGCTATGAGAATCTGACACGAGAGATGCTGGAAGAATATGTGCAGGGAATATATGTGTATGATGACGGGAGAGTGGGGGTGGAGTATAAATAGCAACAAATTAGCATATAATAACAATAAAATTGTTGATAAAAAGCAATAATGATGTATAATTATATAAAGAAATGGAAAGGAGATGCAAAAAAAATGTTGTTAAACTTTAAAATGGAAAACTTTAGGTCATTTAAAGATGAGACTTTTTTTACAATGCTTTCAAGTAAACAGAAAACGCATAATGATTATGTGATAGATAAAAGTGTAAATGGTAATAAGTTAAGAGTATTACCAATGACTGTCATTTATGGAGCAAATGCATGTGGAAAATCCAACATTGTGTTGGCAATGGATATATTAAAAAAAATGGTTATGAAAGGAACCTTAAATTGCAAAGAGCTGGAATCTTATAAAAGTATGTTATCTTTTATTAGAGATACAAGTTGGTATGATCCGGTTTCTTTAGAAATTACATTTTCCACTCAAAATAATATTTATAGATACGGAATTAAGTTTACGGATATTGATGTATATAAAATTGAAGAAGAGGTTCTTTATGTTAATGATGACTTGTTCTTTTCACGAGATGATGAAAATCAAATTTATGTGGATGTAAAGAAATTAGTAAAAAAAGGTTATATTAATAAGGATGATGCGGATTTTTCTGAACGCTTGATTCACAAATTGAACCAGACATTGGATAAACAAAAGTTAGTTGTAGCAGGTGCAATTAGCAATTTGTTTGATAAAAAATATTTTGAGGATTTTAATTTATGGTTTGAAAAATTTAATGTTATTATGAATGCAAATGACATGAATTTTAGACAAAAAGACTTAAAGACGATATTTAATAAAAAACCAGATAAAGATATTCGTAGAAATATTTTCGAAAGTGCCTCAGTTAAAGAAGTTATGAATATAGCTGAGTTTGGAAATCAAAAAATTGGATTTATGGCAGAAACAGATAATGATGAATTATCTATGTGTTCAATGTATCAAGTACCATTAAGAAAAGATGAGCAACCACAAAAAAAATATGCAATATCCATGATTGTAGATTCAGAGCTGATGGAATCGAGAGGAACTATCCATTTGATTAGATTGTTACAACCGTTTATAGATGTTTTAGATAATGGCGGGGTCATTGTTTTGGATGAAATGGATGCTTCATTGCATTTTGAAATTGTTGTATCGCTGATAAGAATTTTTAACAATAAAGATATCAATAAAAATAATGCTCAGTTAATTTTCAATACGCATAATCCAATATATTTAGACGGTGAATTGCTTAGACATGATCAAATTGTAATGGTTGAAAAGCGAAGGAATGATATGGTGAGCGAGATATATTCTTTAGCAGATTACAAATTACGTCCAGAAGAAAGAATATTAAAAAATTATTTGAATGGAAAATATGGAGCATTGCCACATATGGATTTGGAAATTGCATTTAAGCACATATTGGAAAGAGAGGCGAATAATCTTGAATCGTCCAAAGAACAATAAAATACGAAGACCACAATTCCTCTGCATTGTAGGATGTGAGGGAAAAAACCAGGAAAGAATATATTTTGATAAAGTAGCAGAATTAGTGAATTGCGTTGAAGAAAGAACGCATGATTTAGTATTTGATTATGCGGAAACATATGGCGGAAATCCTAAGTGTGTGGTAGAACGAACTATTCAGAAATCTATTGGTAAGGAAAACAAAGTATCTGTTTTTGATTATGACGGAAAAAAGGATAAGTATGAAGAAGCAATAGATTTGGCAATAGAAAATAAGATTGAATTAGGATATACAAATTATTGTTTTGATTTATGGCTGATTCTTCATAAAGAAGACTATTTTGATATAGTATAAAATCAGGATGCATATGCTGATAAATTACGACAAGTTTTTGGGTTAGCAGCAGATGCAAACATAAAAAAAGAAAAAAGGGTAACGGAAATAGTCAATCAAATCGGATTATCTGATATAAAGAATGCAATTCAAAGGGGTAAAAAAATATCAGAGGATAATCAGGGTAAAGAGGCAAATAAAACGCCAAAAGAAAACAGATATTATGATAATCCAGATACGCAAATGCATGTGTTGCTACAATTTTTATTTGCGAAAGTAGGAATAAATATTGACGCATTAGGATAGAAAAGATGTAGCAATGACGTTACATCCTCCCCACCTACTTTGTGACAATTATATAACGTCCTCTATACAGAAATATGCGGTTTTAAGCCATTTTGGTGGCAAAAGAGCCGCATATTTTTTGTAGCAATGACTTGACATCCTCGGGGGCACTTTGTTTGGAGAATAGTTTTCCAAAATGAAAATGTTGTAGGTATGAGGAAAACATGTTATGGTATGTATACAATGCGTAAAGAGGAGCAGAAAAAATGAAGTACGAACATATCACAGAGGGCCGTTTCATAGATCGTCCTAATCGGTTTATTGCACATGTGGAGATCAATGGGCAGGTGGAAACGGTTCATGTAAAGAATACAGGCAGGTGCAGGGAGCTTCTGGTCTGCAAATTCTGCTCGAACGGTACGCCTATTCTGAAATCAGCGGTACATTCATTCTGATTTAGCGGTACGCGTTTTCTGCTCAAAACGGTACGTTT